TAAGACCTCCTGGTTGTCTGTGTGAGCTTTCAAAATTAGTTTTATTATACTGAATTTTCCATAAAAATGCAAGAGATTCTATAAAAGTCCATGCGAATCAACATCTGTCGGCAAAGTTCTACAATTTTTTAACGATTCATCGTTTCTCCGCTTTCTCGCCTTTTTGCGGGCATTTTGCGCCGCACACTCAGCTGCCAAAAATTCTCTTTCAATTTTGTGGATTCTGTCTGCCCCTGCTGCATTTTATTTTATAAGAAGTTATGTTACACTATATTTAATTTGTAAATTTTTTTCGCAGAACAGCCCGCCGGGAAGCTTCGGGGCGGGTCATTTTGCAGAATATAAAAGGAAGGCCATGTCAAATTGAAAGATCTGCTCACTTCACTCCGCGCCTCCAACGAAACCTACAACTCCATGAAGCACTCCGCCCGGGCTATCATCCGCCGCGCCGAGATCCCCCTGCTCGCGGTCATCGTCCTGTATAAGGCTGCAACGAACCTACTGTTCGTCCCCCTGATGCAGCAGCTCTGGTCGCTCACGCTGCGGTTCGCACCCATGCACTACCTGAGCAACAACAATGCTTCCGATATCTTTTCCTCCCCCGCGATCATCCTGTGCATCACGCTCATTGCCATCCTGACCGCGTTCTGGGCGCTGTATGAGTTTTCCGTCCTGCTGCACGGGCTGGATCTTGCCCGCAAGGGCGAAACGATCCGCCTGCCTGCCCTGCTGTGCACCTCTCTTGCAGATATCCGCCACGCATTCCTGCCGCAGAACTGGCTCGTTCTGGTCTACAGTGCCGTGCTGATCCCGTTCACCAATTTTTTCCTCGCCTATAACTATATCACGCAGCTTGCCGTGCCGGAATACATCATGGGTGTCATCCGGGCAAACAGCCGGTATTACCTGCTCTATCTGGCTGCCGGTGCTGCCCTGCTGTTCCTCTATGTCAGCTGGGTGCTGGTGCTGCCGCTGTTCGTGCTGGAGCGCAAAAGCCTGTGGCAGTCGATAAAGGAAAGCTTTTGCTGCATCCGCAGGCGCGTCTTCCGTGCTTTTCTTTTGCTGCTGCGCTGGAACCTCTCGGTCGTCCTGCGTTCCCTGCTGCTGACGGCAGCGGTTGCCGTGCCGCTGTACGGCATCATCATCGCGGTCGGGCTGCAGAGCACACAGGCCATGTTTGCACTGTCCCGCGCGGCGCTGGCCATTGAGATGCCTTTCTTCCAGTTCCTGATCGACTGCGCCATCACCATGGCGCAGTGCACGATCCTCGCCATGCTGCACTGCCGCCTGCGGGAGTCTCTCCCCTCTGAGCCGGAGCCGGTCCAGAGCGGAAAGCATCACCGTTCCACCGGCAGGCTGCTTTTGGGTGCATCGGTTGCGGGTGCTACTCTGCTCACCTTTGCGCTGGCATTCTGTTACCTTGCCCTGCCCAGAGACGACGAGCTGCTCTCCATGCTGGGCGGCGTTGCGCCGGTAGTCACCGCGCACCGCGGCTACTCCGCTGCCGCACCGGAAAACACCCTGCCCGCTTTCCAGCTGGCCATCGATCAGGGCTGCGAGTGGGCCGAGCTGGATGTGCAGATGACCAGGGACGGCGTGGTCATGGTGACCCACGATACCAGCCTGCGCCGCTGCACCGGCCGCAACGAGAACATCTACGACCTGACCTATAACGAGGTTCGTAAGCTGGATGCCGGGCGCTGGTTCGGCCAGAAGTACACTGGTGCCAAAGTTCCCACACTGGAAGAAGTGCTGGACCTGTGCAAAGGTAAGATCCAGCTGAACATTGAGATCAAGCCCAATGCCGCCACCCCGGAGCTGGAAGCGGAAACCATCCGCATCATCCGCGAAAAAGGCTTTGCGCAGGACTGCACCATCACCTCGCAGAGTTATGAGACCCTCTGCAAGGTCAAGGAGCTGGCACCGGAGATTCGGACCGGCTATATCCTTGCACTGGGCGTGGGCAGTTATTACGATCTGCCTGCCGCAGATTTCTTCAGCGTACAGTCCACCTTTATCACCTCCGGTATGGTGCAGCAGATCCATAAGCGCAGCAAGACGATCTCCGCATGGACCGTCAACCGCGAAGAGGATGCCAGCGAACTGCTGAGCATCGGCGTGGACGACCTGATCACCGATAAGCCGGATATGATCCAGCAGCTGCTGAGCGAGGATGCCGACCTTGACAACAGCCTCGTCCTCCTGCGCGACTTCATCCGTGACCTGTTCGCTCCGTCCGATGTCGATGAACCCACTCCTGAGGAAGAGACCATCGAAGAAGCCATCGAGGACCCGGACGAATTGCTGGATGCATCGTAATCGCGGCAAACATCAAGTATTCTGTTAAACTACCCGTACACACATAAAAAGCCCCCTGCCAGTTCATCACCGGCAGGGGGCTTGCAAGTTTACCTGATCCAGTTTTATCAAGAAAGCTTACTCGAGCTCGATTCCGGAAAGTAGGTTTTTGGTTATACCAAGTCCATTTTTCCGGTTTTGGCGTGCATAAATTCCGTTGCTTCCATTGTGTGTTTTTGAGTGCACAATGGATTGCTGTCAAATTGATGTCACGGGTCTTTGGCTATCTATCAAGTAGTTCATTCAGGTGTTAGATACACTATTATAATACACCCATTTACAAGGGAGGTCAATGGCATAAAAAAGAGGGCAGCTTTACGCTGTCCCCTTTTTCACTCGCCGTCTTTCCTTTGATCTGCCACAGGCTTCTCAAAGCCGGTTCGGTTTCGCACCCTCGGTTCAGGATTTGGCTCCCGAACCAATATCTCAGTTGGACTGCAATCCAGCGCTTCGCAGATGAGATCCAAGTGGTTCAAATTTATCCGTTCGGCGATTTCGTTGTAGTAATCGCTGATCGTAGTGGGGCGAATACCCGTGGCGCGTGCCAGATCTGCTTGCGTCCATTTCAGCTCGCCTAGCCTCTTGGACAGTAAAATTCTAATCATATTCTCGCTCGCTCCTTACAATAAAAGATAACTTTTTCCACTGGAAAAGTCAGGAAAATGTTAGATTATCACGAATCTTGTTATTTTTTATCGTAAAAGGGCCAAAGTTCGTCTTATATCCGCATAAACGAATAGCCGCAAACAAAGAAAAATCCCCCTACACCGGAGTGCAAGGGGAAGCAACTAATTTTTATGAGCCAATAAGCCAATCGCTTTCTGGCTTCGCGATGAGACGAGCATTATTATACGCCATATCCAATGTCAAACAAGTATGTCCTGTATAAACACCTTCACGGGCACCGACAGCCAATGAGAGATCAACCTTTTGTGGGTCTCCCAAACTAATTGGCAAAAGGAACTGAATCCGTCCATGATAGTATTGTGGCACGGCGGCCTTGTAGTTTTCTTTCACGCGAATTTTAGCGTACTCCAATGCAGCACGAAACAACATAGGAAGGTTACTCATATCTCTATACTGTTCGGGAATACGCTGACGGTTTCTTTCATCTTCCAAAATGTGATCAATATTGATACGCATTTCAAGGCGGGTATCAAACATCAAATCCGAAATACTGTCGAAATAACTTGCACGCTCCGGAAGCGGTGTAATTTGGCTGAGTTCCATTGCAGATTCTTTATAGAACCCTTTGAGTTTCCATTCAGCAGCACATTTCACATCATTTTTGTCGAATAACGCAAAAATAGGTTCAAAGTTTGGCGTAAACAAACCCGTGTTGAAACACACATTCTTCTTTGAAGCGTATATGTAGTTACCTTCAGGAGATGCTTCTTGCTGCGCACGAAGACGATTGAACGTGTGGTAAACATAATTTTCCAAAATTATGTTTTTTCGAGGACCTGGAGTCTGAGCATAACTCCAACGTTCTGGGCGAGCCATATCGGCCAGTCCTTGAATAGATGGCGCAAACTCTCCCAAATACGCAAATTTTCTGAGAGGTGGAACCAAATACCTTGACATATAGTGTCTCCTTTCATACCGATTCTTAACGAAAAGCAGCGTTCTATATCCAAGAGACTTGACTTTTTATAAAGCCTTTTGTATAATGGCTCTAGGAAACGTTGTAAGCCGCTATTCCGTTAATGTTTTAATGCTTACAGTAAATAAGTTATAGAAAGACACCGCAACGAGCAAGTTGATACGGTGTCTTTCTCTTTTAAAAGCTTTGGTTATTATTGTACCACACTTTTTTGTTGTTTACAATACTCAACAAAAAAACACCCCCGTTACCCACTTCGACTTATAGTCTGATGGGTAACGGGGGTGTAATCATTTGCTCCGAGTATTCAGGTCGGCAAGCTGGCGTTGGTCGGATTCCCTATATCGCTCATCCACACCTTCCAGATGTGCAAGGCTTCTTTTCAGCTCTCCATTCCAATAAATCTGACCCGTTTCGGTCTCCATTCGCTCAATGCCGGCACAAATGCAGGATAGCAGGTCAAATGTAGCCTTTCGGCTATCCATCTGCAAAATATACCGTTCTCGGCGCTGTTCATCGTCCTTTTCGCGTTTCTTTGCAGCACGATCGGCAGCTCCCTTGATAAGGATTTGATTCACAGCAAAACTAATCGCTCCACCCAGAAGTGTTCCAAGAAAAGCAATTACCGCTAAAAGCCACGCCGGAACGGCGACAGTGACTGTTTCAGCTGTCCCTGCAAGCACCTACATCCTCCTTTCAGTCCTCCGGCTGTGTCAGCAATTCGATCCATCTCGTTACGGGGAGACGATCCAAGAGCCAATCCACAAGCCGCTTAAGCATTCTTCAGTACCTCCAGCCCAGACTTTGCAGCATTAAACGCTGTCTGGACTGCTTTGCGAATCAAATCGTCCGTCACAAGAAAACGAATCGGTGCAGGCACCTTTTCACGCAGCCAAGACACAACGACTGCCAGGCGTGCCTCGCCCAGTTTGGTGCCAACGAACTCCTTCTCCGCTTTGGAGATGGCATCGATTGCCCACTCGATCAGGAGCGCCTTGTATCCGAAGCGGATAGCCACAACGGTCAGAACGGAAATCATCAGGATCACAGCGACCGCCGTAACGATGTTCATAATGCTCATAGATTGAATTTCCTTTCCTTAAATCAGCTTAAAAAGAGCTGCTTTTGTCTTTGAACCAACGATGCCATCAACGGTCAGGGATTGCTTTTCCTGAAATTCCTTGACCATCTTCTCCGTGTTTGCACCGAAGATTCCGTCCTTGTCGATGCCGAGCGCCCCCTGTAGAACCGAATTGTAGATGCGCTGCGGAAAAGCGCTGGTGGACTTTTTCAGGTTTCCGGGGCCAAAGAGTTCTGCGGCCCAGTTCGCTGTGTACGCCGTAGACCCTGCCACATTGGGAATCCCGGCATACTGATATACCGACACATACCCTGTCGGGATGTCGTTGATACGGATTTCCCAGTGAAGGTGACTGCCCGTGCTATGCCCGGTACTTCCCTCAACGCCGATTAGGTCTCCCGGCTTCAACTTCTGGCCTGCTGTCACGCTGATTTTGGACAGGTGCCCAAAATACATATAGTAGGCAGTCGTGCCGATCCGGACCACAACACGCCGGCCGAAGCCTTTCTTCGGGAGTGTTGCGCATTCCCATCCGGCACGAACAACCGTGCCATAAACCGGGCAATAGATGTTTTTGTCGGTGATGCCTACCAGATCATACCCTTGGTGATACGTTCCGTTTGCCCGCAGGTTGCGATATGCCTGCGATACCCTGAATGTGCCTTTGTACGGAGAAATCAAATAAATCCACCTCCATTTCAAATAAAAAAACAGCGTATCATGTGGTCAACACAATACACTGGCTTTCGTTATTTTGTGGGGGCTTCCCCCTGTTTTTTCTCCTTCAGCATCCCGGTCAGTTCGGTATACTCTTCCTCGGTGATGCGACCGGTGGCGAAAAAGATGTCCAGCTTGTCCGCGAGGTTTGCGGTCTGGCCACGCTCGATCATGCGTTTCAAAATCCTGTAAAGCATTCAAGTGTCCTCCTTATGTAGTCGTTTCGGTGTCTGCGTCGGTAATGTCAAGCTCCAGCAGGGTCAGGCGGTATTCCTGATCCACGTTCAACGCGTCGGCGTCTTCCAGCGCCGCCTGCAGTGCCGCCACCGTTTCCGGCAGCTTGTCCTTTGCTTCCTGCTTTTTGCGTGCTTCTTCCTGCGCGGCCAGCTCTTCGGCGGTATAGCGGATGTACCGCTGAATGGGCACCTGTTCCACCCATTCCTCCTGTGCCTGAATGCCGGGACGGTCAACGATCTTCTGCACATCCCTGCCACCGTTCGGATACTCGGTCACTGTCTCCCAGTGCCACTGCTCTTCCACGCCCTCTACGGCGGGGTGGGTGACTTCTTCGGTGCTGGTGGTCAGGTAGCCAAGGGTCAGGTCGGGGTTTTCCACGACCGCGCCGGTCTCGTCAAGGATCTTCATTGTGTCACCTCCATGGGGGTCACATATTTGCCGATTCGCGAGTAAGATACTTTTCCGTCAGGACTTTCAGCCGACAGCATCCACTGTCCGCCGGTCTTTCCGGAGTCACGGCGGTCTACTTTTACGCACCCATTTTCGTCCAGCTGCATCGGGGGCACAAAGCTACCGTTGCTGCGCCGCAGGTGGAGTCTGATTTTGCAGGTTTTCCACTCTTCCGGGATGGCGAAGTGCAGACTGGTCGGGTGACCCTCACTGCCAAACTGCAATGTTGCCACAGTGTCAAATGTCACAGGGATCATCGCTCAAAACCTCCTTTCTCATGCCACGCGCTTCCAGATGTGCACATAGTAGGCGGCGGGCTGCACGGTGCTGCTGCGGCCGTAGATGGCATTAGACTTGGACGCATCCAGACTGAACTTATATACATCAGAAAAGTTACTGTATTCGCCCGTAGTTGCGATCGCGCTGCCGGTAGTGAATGCGCCGGATACCTTACGTTCACCCTTTTTTACATCCGCGACAAAAGAGCCCGTGATATTGGGCAGACCGGCTTCAGCGGTTGTACCCGCTGCGTGGCTGCTGCTGGCACCCATCAGCACGCGCTCCGATGCGATCTGCTCCCATGTGCCGCCAAACAGGGCGGCAGGGCTGGTGGGGTCGGTGCTCTGGTAGATGCTGCCCACCTGGTATAGGTTGTCCAGCCGTTTTTTGTCTGCGGCGCTCATCAGGCCTGCCGCGCTCTGGGTGGCTGCGCTGTAGGTGTGGTCAGTAAAAACGGCGTTGGCCGGTACATCCTTGCCCAGCGAGTGAGTGCAGGCCACCGGCTTGCCGCCGCTGATATATACCGGTTTCGTCGCACTGCCCGCGGTTGCGGTATCGAGTTTGACGGCACTGTTGGCCGACCCGCCAGCGCTGCCGGACCCGGCATAATTGTGGGTGTGGCTCTTGGCTGCAAACACAACATCCGCCTTGCCCTTGATATACGCCCACAGGGCGCTCATAGGCCTGCGGTGGTAAGTGGTCGTTGTGTCTCCGCCGCCGACATACTGGCTCACATAGTAGTCCGCATCCTGCGGGGTGGAGCTGCCCGTGCTCAGCGTGTTGATGAGTGCGCTCAGATCGTGGGTGTGGGTCGTGTCGCTCTTTTGGGACAGAGCGTTGGAGACCTCGGTCTTGTCGGCCTTTCCTTCCAGCGCATCACCGGTCGCTTTTGCATCAGCAGGGGCACCCTCAGTGGACAGGGTTGAATCAGTTCCGACATAAATCTTAGCTTTTTCAGCACTCTGAGCTGCGGAGGCTGCACAATCTGCAGCATTATTCTCGCTTTTCAGTGCGTTAGATTCACTCGCTTGAGCTGCAGCTGAAGACGCAGCAGCATTTTCCTCACTGACTTTGGCAGCAGATGCGCTTGAGGCTGATGCGGAAGCGCTGGATGCACTTTCAGATGCACTAGAAGCGCTGTCAACAGCAGAATTTGCAGAGTTTTGTGCACTCTGTTTAGCTGCATTTTCGGACGCAAGAGCTTCTATAGCTCTGCTGGCAGAAGATTCTGCTGAGGTCCTACTTGCCACCTCAGAATTTGAAGCGGCGGTTTGACTGTTTGCAGCAGCGACTTCACTAGTATGAGCATTATCCTCGCTTTGTTTTGCAGCAGAAGCGCTATTGGCAGCTGCATTACGAAAATCTTCGGTATCTTGACGCAGGTTCAAAACATAGTCAGCCTTTATTGCAAGTGCGTCAAGAACATCATCAGACAAACCGCACATGGGACGCCAATTATTGCTTGAATCAAGCATGTATTGTCGTGCTTCACTTATGCAATATGCTGTACTCATCGGACGAGCATACTTTTTGACGACATAAGTTTTTCCCGTAGATGTGCGTGTAGGCAAAGAATCAATGTCAGCAACATTGTCAACATAAAATTCATACCATGCAAAGTCTGAATTCTCAAGCTTTGTATTGGCAACAAGAATGGCCATTGCTTCTCCTTTCAGTGGACACCAACCGTCTTTGCAAATTTCGCAAGCGCCCTTTTCTCAATTTCAAGGAATTCGTCGTACTCCCAAGAGGGCAGGATCGACAGAGCGTCCAACTCCGGCAGTTCCGCTTTGATGGGCAGGCAGTCCCCAATTTCGATATACCGGTGATTATAATAATAGGCACTCGCAAGGACACGGGCCTTGTGTGCCCAGCAAATAGAGGTGGTACGCTTATTGGCTGTACCAAACACCTCATAATTCATGCCAGAACACCAGCCGCACCCTGCAGACACAGGGCATTCCAAGCATTCTTTTGGAGACTGTGTTGTACGAGTAATTGCGTCAAGATCCGCTTTTACACGTTTTTGCTCATCAGTGACATATAGTCCATCGTAGACGCTTCCGAAGCGGACTTTCTTGGCTTTTTCCACACCAATGCTGATAGGAGCATATCGAATACATGGATAGGCGCTCCCATCCGGCGCAAACGATAACATAGCGCCTGTGCCACCGCAGAAATTCTTGTCGTCTTTAGCTTTTCCGCCGAGCAGACTATCGAGAATCGTGACAACAACATCCAGTTTGTTGTCTACAATGTAGTCGGACACGATCTTCAGCTGCTCATACAGAGACCGTCCATCTGCAGGCGTATACACAGGTTCATATGCGTAGTTACAAGCGACATCAGAGCATCCTTCATCTAACATCATCTTGAGACTATCGGAAATGTACGGGAATGACCCGGGAACAAAAGTCATTTTGCTGTTGGCCCATCCAAAGCGGCGCTTTCCATCTTGAAATGCGGCCCATGCTTTTGCAAAGCTCCCGTTACCGTGTTCATCGAGGCGGTACATATCGTGAAGATCCTGAACGCCGTCAATGCTAATCGTGATTGACATGAGGTCGTGATACTTTTCAATCAAATGCTGCGCTTCAGAGCTAAACCAGAGTTGACCATTCGTAGCAAAAGAGATCCTTGTGAACGGAGCCAGTGGAATGTCGCGACGGAAGCATTCGGAAAACCAGTAATCACAGATCTGTTCAATCAAAGTGGCCTCAAGAAGCGGTTCTCCGCCGATAAAGTCGAGAACGACAGCCCGTGTATTCCAGTTGATGAAGTCCGAATCGTTGCGTTCGTACTGGTCAAGCAAGTAATCAACAATTTTTCTGCCGGTCTCGACGCTCATATGCTCCGATCCCTTGTGATGCTCATAGCAATAAGAACACCGAAGATTGCAGCCGTTCGTAACCTGAAATGTGATATTGCGGCATGCACTGCTGGTTTCAGGAAGGTCTCGGCAGTACAGTCTTTGGACTGTATTTCCGTAGTCCTCAAATCTCTTGTTTTTCAAGGAGATGGACCTCCTCCCTGCCGAAATCGAATTGGTATCGGACATATCGCGGATCGTTCAGGTCAATATACCGCGAAACGACGGTATCCTGTGCCATTTTAAGCTTCATTTGTGCAGCTCTGCACAGCTCTGCATAATGCATAAGGATCTCGGTCGTTTCAGGGTTCGCATTGGCATTCAGCTGTCGGCTGAGAACCGCCATGAGCGACTCATACGACTGTGCCTCATAAAAAGCACGCTCTACAGTTTCGCTCTCGATGGTAGTCAACTCTACAATTTTCATACTCTTCCCCTTTTCAGATCTCAGCAGGCATCAATTTTCGGAAGCCTGTCTGCAATCTGGCTGTACCGTTCCCGAATTTTGTTCATGGACACCATTGCATTTGTCAAAGCC